CTCGTTTCACTTCCTAGCTAGACCTCAATGGCCTACTAAATACACACTCCTTTACGCTCCAAACGTCCGATCCGAAACACAGGATCGCTAGCCCAGCCTTGTCACTGGAAAACGGTTAGTGCGGCGCGCTCTACTCCACCCCTGATTAACTGACCTCCCGCCCGCAAAAGCGCAGCGAGAACAGACAAAGTCTTCCTCTCACCCAGTACCGCCCGAAGGGGACTGCTTGAGAAGTCAGCTAGTTTAGGAGAGTGGGGCGTGTGCAAGTTCGGCGTGGTCCCTATGAGGGGATTAGCGTCCTTGGAAGAAACCCACTGATCAACACCATCAAATGCCCCATGGGCCGGGTGCCATCAATGACGGAGGTGTTGGGACTATAAATCTCAACCTAACGAAGTTTAAGCACTCGGCATGAGGGACCATACGAGGATGGTCTGGACCCCACTTCGGGTAGTTGGCAAAACCGGCTGGCCCGAACTCTGAGCTAAACCAGTCAAAGACCGGTCTAGACCAGGAGAACTTCCAGCTAACTACCTTAACGAATCTCTTTGTACTCCGTTTTGTTGAAATTAGGGGGGGGAGGGGAGGACGTCCCTGGCGACGGATAGATTTTACCTGAGGGCCGGGCAAGACTTCCACGATCTTCTGACTCCCGCCGTATAAGGAGTTACTCCAAACCGGTCTACTGTCAAAAGAAAGTCGCTTGCCTGTCCAATAGGCTAACCTCCGACGTTCTGCTTCTGAATGCGCTTCGTCTACGATGGCAAACAGATCCTCGCGAGGAGCATCTGCAACCACCACATCGTCGGCGCGCGAGACCCCGGAAACAACGGGAGGAACAGGGTCAGACCCTCTCCACCGTCGAAACCAGGCTCTCTTCATAAGCCCAGACACAACGTATCGGGGTACATTGGCCACGCAAAAATCCCGAAGGACAATCTCGTGCCGTGCTAAAACGGACATTGCATACTGGCGTACACTATGCCGCATTTCTTTTGTACCCTTCCACACTTCCCCGAGGAGATCGACACAATCATTCCTGAAAGGCCGAAGGAAAGAGAGACAGTGGCGAGGAACAAGAGTGGAGGATGGCACGTGGTAAGGCTGACTATTAAGGTCGAGCCAGGCTTCCGAAAAGCCAGTCTTTTGACGATTGACTACAAGTCCAAAGGTGGAGGTAACCTTTTCCCAAAGGGAGAAGAAAGACCTATCACCAGCGAACATGCAATCATCGCCATTAAACCTACCAACCCTCCTCTTACCTTGTCCCCACGTTAAGTCACAGCAGATGTCGAAGCAAGCCTTGTTGATAAGACAGAGAATGGGGAAACTAAGCAAGTTACCCATCATCTGCTTTCTCGTTAACAATGTCTTAGTCTTTCGGGACTTAGACATCAAGTGAAGGTCACCCACTGCTGCCAACATAATGCCTCTCTCCTCGTCAGTCAGATCAGGACACTCAGCCAAAACAGATGTTACTGCCTCTGTGACCCAAGGTAGTATATTATCTGTTGCAGCGGAATAATCGCCGGAGATAAAAGAATCTCCATTGCCTACATCCGCTACAATGGCCTCAAAATCTGACTTTGTCACGTCTCCTCGTACACACCAACCAAAAGAAGTTAGGTGGTCGTAAAGCGCTTCGTGAACGGGAACCAAAACCCGTTTAACACGTGCGCTCTGCATTGTCACCACTCTAAGCTTACCCTTCTGTTTAGCGACGCCAACTCTGAGCTCGGAAACGTCACCGTAGTGACCTGGCCCGACAGAGATAGTACCGCCGTCAAAACGAGTTCGCTCTAAGCAACCATTTTGG